ACTGGACAAGTCAACTCAGGCGCGATTGTGTTGGCTTTGCGGTAGGACTTTTGGCAGTCATAAGAGCAAAACCAAAGCCCCGTCGTGTTACGGGCAATCTGGTAATCTTCCCGTTCTATCGCCTTGCTGCAATGGGAGCACTGCAATGAGTGTTTCATACGGGCATTGTATCACAAGACTGGCAAAAGCACAAGACTTCATCGCTTGTGAGCGGCTGGGGCGGCGGTGCCGGGCTGTGGAGATTTCGCCCGCGTACGTTGGCGTCTGCCTTGAAAGGTGGCACGTGATAACGGGCAAGACGCCTGTCCTTTTGGACGGTAACGACAATGGCAAGTAAAACCGGCCGCACGCCAGCCGTGATTGACTGGGACACCGTGGGCAAGCTGCTGGAGGCTGATTGTAAGACGGTGGACATTGCGCGGCAGCTTGGCATATCTGAGGATACGCTAACGCGCAGGTGCAAGCGTGATCTAAACGTGCCTTTTGCGGTGTTTTCCCAACAAAAGAAAATGCTCGGTGACAACCTGCTGCGCGCCAAGCAGTACCAGACCGCCATGAGCGGCAACGTCACTATGCAGATTTGGCTTGGCAAGCAGCGGCTAGGCCAGACGGACAAGCTGGAGCATCAAGGCAAGGACGGCGGGCCTTTTGTGCTGCGTGTCGAATATGTCAACAAACGCACTGACAATAACGCTACCGATACCGCATGAGCATCAAGCCCGGTTCATGGACAGCGCAGCCAAGCGCAAGGTCATCCGAGCCGGCAGGCGCGGCGGTAAAACCGTTGGCATGAGCATATTCGCTGTGGAGCGTTTTCTCGCGGGCCATCGGGTGCTGTACGCTGCGCCAACCGCTGAGCAGCTTGACACGTTTTGGCGCAACGTCAAGGCGGCGTTGAAGGAACCTATCGACGCTGGGCTATTCCGCAAGAACGAGACTGAGCACTATATCGAGTTGCAAGGCACGGAGCAGCGCATACGGGCAAAGACAGCATGGAACGCTGATACCCTACGTGGCGACTATGCTGACGTTTTGATCCTGGACGAATGGCAGCTAATGAATGAGGAAGCCTGGGACAGGGTAGGCGCGCCCATGCTGCTGGACAATGACGGCGATGCGGTATTTATCTACACGCCGCCAAGCCTGCAATCTCGCAGCGTGAGCAAAGCACGCGACCCGCAACACGCCGCCAAGCTATTCAAGCGGGCGTTGCTGGACACAACCGGGCGATGGGCAACGTTTCACTTCAAGAGCGCGGACAATCCGTACATCAGCCAAGAGGCGCTGTCAGAGATTGCCGGCGACATGACGGCGCTGGCATACCGGCAGGAAATCTTAGCTGAGGACGTAGACGAAGCGCCTGGCGCATTGTGGACAAGAGCAGCCATCGAAAGCGCCCGCGTGCTGAAAGCGCCTGACTGTGAACGTGTGGCGGTTGGCGTTGACCCGACCGCCACCAGCACAGGCGACGAGGCGGGCATCGTGACGGCTGGCAGACATGGCAACGATCTATACTTGTTGGCCGATGACAGCACACAGGGAAGCCCGGAGCAATGGGCGCGGGCCGCTGTGACCGCATACCACCGACACAGCGCCGATGCTATCATAGCAGAAAGCAACAACGGCGGCGAGATGGTGGCCTCGGTGATTGCACAGATTGACAGCGCTGTGCCTGTGCGGCTGGTACATGCAAGCCGTGGTAAGATGACACGAGCCGAGCCTATCGCCGTCATCTACGAGCAGGGGCGCGGCCATCACGTTGGCAACTTCCCGGCATTGGAAGACGAGCAATGTTTGTGGGTTCCTGGCGACCCGTCGCCAAATCGTATGGATGCGCTCGTTTGGGCTGGCACTGAGCTAATGCTACGCGGCGGCGGTCCAATCCAACAAGGCACAGTCCCGGCCAAGCTGCGCGACTGGACAGGACTAAACGCATGACAACACTGAGGACAAGGATCATGGCAGCGATCAAATCGTTCTGGAACCCAACACTAGCGGGCAGCGCCTACGCGGCCAACCGGCTACAGCGCTACGACATGGCATGGGGCTTTTACTCCAATACCGTCTACGACAACTTGGCGGCGTACCTGGCTGCGACGTATCCCAGCGGCTCACAGCTCTACCGCTACACCAAAGGTCTGCGCAACCCGGTGCCGGCCTGGTGCGAGTTCTACGTCACCAACGTCTGGGGCGGCGTGCTGGACTTGGCAGCGGGTGACGGAGGCGAAAAGCCGTCATCGTTGCCCATCCTGACGGACAACGATGCGCTACGCCCGGCCATTGCCAAGCTGTGGCAATGGAGCAACTGGAACAGCAAGCGCAACCTGGCAACGCTGTATAGCGCAGCGATGGGCGATGCGTTCATCGTTGTGGTGGACAGTCCAGCGTCGGGCAAGGCGTACATGCAGGTGCGGCGTCCAAGCGAGTTCACCGACGTGGAATGGGACGACTTCGGCCACATCAAGCAGGCGACGATGGAGTACAAGACGGAGGATGGTGACGGGCGCTCCTACACATACAAGCAGGTGATCGAGCACCCGGCAGTGTGGGGCGGGGCGTTCACCCGGTACAGCACGTACAAGGACAATCGCCCGTTTGCGTATCCTGAGAACGTGCAAGACGGCGCGGCGACATGGCAATGGCAAGTCCCATATGACTTCGTGCCAGTCGTGCACATTCCGTTCAAGGACATTGGCGAGGGCTGGGGGGCGCTGGGCTATGCCGCCACGTTGCACAAGATCGACGCGGCCAACGCTCTGGCCTCGTTGCTCCATGCGCAGGTGGGGAAGACGGTAAATCCGGCCTACGTGGCCTACGGCGTCCAGGCTGGTAATGTCACAGTGGACAGCACACAGGGAGACGAAATACCGATCCTGTACATCAACAAGCCACCGAACGAAGCGAAGTTAGAACCGCTGGTGTCCGAGATTGACTTGGCCGGCGCGCTGGCCTTGCTGGACAGCCAGTTAGCCGACATAGCGCGAGACCTCCCAGAACTGCGAATGTCCGAGGCGATGCGCAGCGGACTAAGCGGGGAAGCGCTGGGGCGTGCGTTCAGCGACGTTGCGGCGCGGGTTGAAGCGGTGCGGGCCAACCATGACAGCGGGCTCGTTCGTGCGCAGCAGATGGCGATTGCCATAGCAGGCGCAAGCGGTTATGACGCGGCGTTCAAGGGCTTTGACCTCAACAGCTATCGGGCGGGCCGGCTGGATCATGGCATTGGCGACCGGCCGATCTTGCCCACGTCCAACGCTGAGGAAGTGGACACGGCGGGCAAGCAGTGGACGCAGGTGACGCAGGCCGTATCGGCAGGGGTGCCAATCGAGACGGCGCTGGAAAAGATCATGGGGTGGGAAGATGAAGACATGGCAGCGATGGCGGCGCAGCAGCAGGCGGGGTTCCTTGTGGGGAATGAGCAATGAGCAAGCCGAAGATCAAAAAGCCTGTTCCGCTTGGGCCTCCCCTCCAAGCCACAGACGACGAACTAGCGGCGCTGGAACTGCCACCTGAGCAGTCTGTCATCGACGCGGCTATAGCCGACTGGCTGGCGCTGGCACCTGCACGAGCGGCGGGCTACGTGTTCGCACAAGTTGAGAACGTGATTGACGATGCCTAACCCACCGCTTCCCCTCGAACAGCGCTACGGCTGGCAACCGGGCAAAGGCGCGGCCGGCCGCTATCGTGACCGCGCAACCGGGCGCTTTGTGTCCGAGTTGACGGTTCGCAGCGACCTGGACAAGTACATCGACGCCAAGAACGCCAAGCTGGACAGCCTGACAACGCAACTGCGCAACCGGGAAATAAGCCTTGCCGACTGGCAAACGCAGATGCGCAACGAGCTACGGACGGCGCACACGAACGCGGCTATGGTTGCGAAGGGCGGGCGCGACCAGATGACTAACGCCGATTGGGGGCGCACCGGGCGCGAGTTGCGCACGCAGTACGAGTACCTCGACAAGTGGGCGGCTGATATCGCCAGCGGCAAGGTGAAGCTCGACGGCCGCGCCAACGTGCGTGCGCAACTGTACGGGGACGCAAGCCGCAAGACGTATGAGCAGAACAGGCGCGCCGCTGCGGCGACGAATGGCAACAACCTGGAGCGGCGCATCTTGCACGCTGCTGAAAGTTGTCAGGACTGCATCGAGTATGCTGGCCGTGGATGGCAACCCATCGGCACATTGCCAGTCATTGGCGCAAGCGTTTGTCGTACAAACTGTAAGTGCACTTTCGAGTATTCCACCGGGCCATGACACAACACGCCACCTGGCTAGACGTGAGAGACGCAGCGGGCAAGCTGCTGTTCCGCTTCGATCCGTGCCGTGATCTGGTACAGATCGCTGAGCGGCGGCGGGTTGTCGTGATTGACCTGACGCCTTACCGGGCAGCGCAGCACGAGCAAGCCCTACCGGGCAAAAGAAACACGCAAAACTCCATATTGACATAGCGTGTGAGACGTGATACAATTCAGGTAACCGCATAAACGCAGAGCGTCTAGAACGCCAGAAGGAGCGCCACGAGCGCCAGACCTTCTGGCGTTTTTGCGTTTACCCCCACCACGCGCCGCCGGCGATACGGGCGAAAACGGGAGTAACACATGACGGAATTTGTGACCGACACCACGGCTGGTGTCACGGAACCGGTGCAACCTGCGCCGAACGGCCAAACTGCTGACGGAGTGCCGCAATCCTGGGAAGACGTTTTCAAACATCCACGCTTCAGGGAGTTGCAGCGTACCGCCAAAGAGGCGCAGGCGGCACTAGCCGCGCAGCAGGAAGCGCAGGCAAAGGCAGTGGAAGACGAACTCAAAGAGCAGGCTAAGTGGCAGCAGCTCTACGAGACGGCCGAGGCCGCAGCCGCCAAACTCAAAGCTGAACTGCAACAGGCTCATGCCAGCATGGCCCGGCGCGAAAAACAGCTTGCCATTCAGGACGCAGCTCGAAGCCATGAACCGCCGTTCATCGCTGAGGCGATAGGTGACGTGCTGCTGCTGATCTCGGTCGATGACCTGCCCGATGGCGATGAACTGTCCAAGTCAGCGGCGGCGCAGGTCAAGGCGCTGGCAACAGCAAAGCCGTGGCTGCTGAGCACGGCGAGAAACGATCCAGGCTCACCACCTGGACGCAAGCCAGCCGGAGGCGCTGGCAAGCCCACCGGGACTGGTAAGCCGATGGGGCTATGACACACAGGAGACAGGCATATGGCAGATATTGCGTTGACTGCGGCGAAGATCGCAGTCGTTGATCCGATGAATGCATGGATCGTACCGGCAGTTGCCGGCACGACGATTACCGCAGGGCAGTTTGTCTACGGTATTGTCTCGTCCGGCAAGGTTGGTTTGGCCGACGAAGACGCCAGCGCCGAAGCCAGCTACGTGTTCGGCATGGCGCTCGATGGCGGCGTTGACGGCCAAACGATCCAGGTGCTTCGTCGCGGGATGGCTTACGGTTTCACGCTCACGTCTCACGCCTACTGGCTGCCGTGTTCGCTCTCGAACACAGCCGGGGCGCTGCTGGACACGGGCGCGACTACCAACATCGTGGCGCGGATTGTTCCGCTCACCGATGCCGCTCTTACCAAGGTGCTGATGGTTGACTGCACCCTGGCCAACGGCGCTGCCGCCGTCACGTAGGAGGATAGCTATGGCTGGCATCTATGGAGTTTTGGGTGTTTCCGACACCGAGCGTATCTTCCTCAACACGCTGGGCCAATCGGCGGTATACAACGCCATCAACGAGTATATGGCGATGCATAACGCCGAGTTGGCGGCGACCCTGGGCGTGTTCGTGGGCGAGACCACTACCGACTTCAAGCGGCGTTACTTCCTGCCGGGCGGCGGGCGCTTGCAGAACATGGGCTTCTCCCCGCAGTCTGCGCCGGCCGCGGTGAAGACCAGCGGCTACTGGGACGTGGCGTTTCCGCTGAACGAGTGGGGCGCGGGCCTGGCTGGCAACCGCATCGCCTACGCCTATGCCACGGTGCAAGACCTGGCCCGCGAGGTTGACGGCGTGCGGATGCGTGACGTTGCCA